TCAAAGCCTACAATTTGCTCCAAGTCATTCAACAGTTCCTTCTTCGAAGGACCCATATCTTTTGGAGCTGCCTTGGCTTTAGGTGTAGCAACATAAACACCTTCACGCACCAACTTTGACCGTACCGACCGTACTGACTTGCTAACAGCAGATGCGATCTCATCAAGACCGTCATTGCCGAGCCCGTTGTACATTTCAACGATCATTTCTACTTGTGCGTCTGTGTAGTTTACTGTAGTATTAGCCATATTTGAACCTCTTTCTATATAATTGGCTTCTGAGCTGGTTCGAGGCGCTCATTTCCCTCATCAACATAATCAATATACGATAAAAACAGCAAGTAAGCAAGAAGAAACATGAACAATCTACTTCTATGCTGCTCTCTATTTTTTTATGCGACTTGACTTTGATGAGCGGCCACGGCTAATTTGCGCTTGACAACGCTATAGTTTTTCCACTATAATAGTGGCGCTAGGCTATTAAATAATTACTTCGAATGCCTACTAGGGCCCACGAAATTTGATAGTTGAACTACTACTTGGCCTGGTGCTAAAGTTAAAGCAGACTTAGCTTTGAGTACGTTATAAATTGTTTTTCTACTTGCATTCGGGTAGTTGAACTACTACTATAGGCGGCGCTAAGGGCGCCTAATTCAATTTTAAGTTGTGTCAAGAGAGAAAAAGATCAATGAAATCAATAAGTTAGGAGCCCGGGCGCCTTGGGGCCTAAGCCCCTGATTTAACTCAACAATTCTGATATCTCATCATCATTCATTAAATCTTGAGCTTCTAGGCAAATAGCTGCGCCTTCCTCTGCACTAAGCCCATCATTATACGCATCTCGACTTAGCCAGTCTGCTAGGCAGTCTTGTCCTAAACCTATAGAACGTTCTAAGATCCGATCGATTTCTGCAAACCATTCTTTATATGTGTTTGAATGTTTATTCATAATAAGTTATTCCTTTTCCTGCTGGTGGTAGTGATCTCCAAAATTCATCAGCGCTTTGCTGCTGTTCTGGCGTTTCATAAGGGCAACCTCCTAGATTGCAAGGCATAGCAATCTTATGAGGTTTATTATCTGTCTCAGCATATAAATTTATGCCACAAACTTTACATTTGCCGATAGCTTTCCATTCAACTCTTCTAGCCATGTTTTCTCCTTTAATTATTAGTATCAGTTTTAAAATATATCTTCAATAGTAAAAAAAGTGTTTGTTTTCAGTAGTTTAGCAGGTTGGGGGCCCCGCCGCCTAACCCCTTGATATTAAAAGAAAATTAAGTATATAAGCCCGCCTAAAACTACCGTTTCGGATATAACAGAGTAAACGATATAAGCCTTTAGGATATAAGGAAGCGCAAGTTTAATTTTAGCCATTTTTTCAACCTCGGGTTGTGGGGGGCTTGCAAAACGCAAGCCCCAGTTTAATTATGCCGCAAGAGCCTGAGAACCGTCAACGCCTAGTCTCAGATTGATATCTCTCCAGACTGATCCAGAAAACTCTGAAGGCTTGGAGACTATAGGCATAGGCTTTTTGCGATGCAATGCTTTAAGCAAAATATCGCTTTCAATCAAGCAATCATGCCACGCAATATGCCTTTCTTCAAAATCTTCTTGCATGAATTCCCAACGGTAGGCGCTTTCCGCAGACGTTGAAAAGTATTTGCCAGACTTTGAAGGATTGGCGCGATAATTAAGAGGAACGCTCTGACCCCAGAAATCCCAAATATCGAGCAGCGGAAAAGCATTATCTAACCAACGCGCAGAGTCGTCATTATGCAAAACTTGCAAAGTGCGCGGCAGATGCGTAAAATCAAAACGTGCATTGTAAGCGCATAAAATGACTTTATGACCAGCAGCAGCAAGCGCATTAATTTGCGCGTTGTATTCTGCGCGAACGTCATCAATAGAGGCAGGAACAATTTTGTGGCTATAAGCATCATCAAAATAATGACCCATTTTTTCAGCGAAGAAAGGCAGATCAAGCTTGAAGGCTTCACGGATAACATAAGAGCCAGAACCATATTCCCGACCTTTTCGGTCAACAATGCGCCAAGCAACATCAAAAGCAATACGCTTGCGCATGGTGGTTTCAATGTCGGTTACAACGAAAAGAGTAGGTTTGAAAGGCATTTGTAAATTCTCCTGTATGCTTTACCCTTATAGGTGTAAAGCAAAAACATTCAGCTGTCAAATAAAAAGAATCGTTTAAAAACAAGGACTTAGCCTTTTTCTGCTAACTAAAAAACCGTTTGTTTTCAATGACTTAGCTCGCGGGGGGCCCTGGCCCGTAAGTGTTTGTTTTCAAACACTTTTTTCAGTGTCAAGTAAAAAGGGGCAAGGCTGCAACCTTGCCCCCTCTGGTTTATGCCACCTTAGAGGCGAATGCAATCAGAGATTGCAAACCTTCTTTGGTTGACCCCGAAAGTGGAGTAACATCAAAACCAACCATTTCTTCAAGCTGATTTAACAGCTCTTTTTTGGTTGGGCCTTGATCCCGCTTAGGTGCAGCGGCTTTAGGGGTGGCGACATAAACACCCTCACGCACGAGTTTCGAACGAACTGACCGGACAGATTTGCCCACGGCGTCAGAGATATCTTGCAGACCTTCGTTGCCGAGATCAGCATACATAGAAACGATTTGCTCGACTTGAGCGGTGGTGTAATTTGCAGTTTTAGATGTAGCCATAATTGGCCTCCTTTTGTTTGAGGGTTAATATAATATTTATAGCTTTAAAATAAGCAGAATGCAAGAGAAAAGAATCGTTTAAAAACAAGGACTTAGCATTTTTTTTCAATTTAAAAATCGTTTAAAATCAATGACTTAGCCGCCGGGGCGCCCTTGCCCGTAAGTGCTTGTTTTTAAAGGATTAAACAGCGGTTAGCTGTTCAATCCGTGAGTCAAGGTTTTCGCATAGCCATTTAACAGCTTCTTGCCAATCTTTAAATGGTTCATTGGTGTCATGGTTTCCCGTCGCCCAAATTCCATCATTTTCTTCGTCGTAGCATACGACTTCAAAATTGCTATTTTCTTCGATCTCTCCATAGCAATCACAGATGCCACCATCTGGCCGTGTTATCATTAAGTGTCGCATATTTCCTCCCATGCGTTTTTCGTGACATTCTAACATTAATTCGTGAGTATATTCCATAACAACCTCTAGTTGAGTTTTGCGGGATCTAGTACCGCAATACCAATTTTTCGGATAGCAGAACGGACACTTTGCGCGTCATCAAACATCACTTTTGAAGCTCTTTTAAACTGGCGGAGGCTTAAAAAGGATGAAAGCTGTTTCGCCTTAAGTGATCCGTCTGCTTCCATATTTCCCACAGGGCGAGAAATAATCTTGTGAGCAACCATGTTATTCTTTTTTAAGAATTCATAATCTGCGCTAGACATATTTCTAGCAGTGCAGATTATAACATAGTCACCCTTATCTTTACGGTTGCTGATTTCCTTAGCTAAAGGAAGCAGCTTGTCTTGAGCTATCTTTTCAGGCGTAGCGTTGGCAAACCAAGCCGCCAAGTTTAGCGTACCATCTGAAAGAGTAGCTTGCCGATGCGAGCTATCAACACAGGTTCCGTCTAAATCAAAGATAGAAATATTTTTAATCATTAGTAAATTCTCCTTATGTATAACTTATAAAGAATAAATCAGCTCAAGTCAACAGAAAAGAATCGTTTGTTTTCAATCACTTAGCATTTTATTTGAATTAAAAAACCCTTTAAAATCAATAACTTAGCGAGCGGGGCGACCCCCCTGCTAACCCCTTGATATTACACACTTTTTTGGCGGTGCGGCTAACCCTTTGATATTAAAGGGTTTTTTTGGAGGCTAGGGCCAGTCTTGCTCCTGCTCTAGCCTCCACTCAGCAAGCTCCCGATCGCTGAACTCTTGCCAGTAACAGAACCGCCATTCTTCGGGTATCTGGTGATAGCCTTCGACTTGGATAGAAACTTCCGTGCCGCACTCATCGTAACATATAGCAGTTTTTACAGACATAAATATCTCCTAAAAGGGTGGTGGGGAAGCCTAAGCTTCTCCCATTTTTTTAGCAAAAGAGATTAGCGAAAGCAACCCCTCTTTAGTAGCACCAGACAGAGGTGTGACATCAAAACCACACACCTGCTCGAGCTCATTAAGCAGTTCTTTTTTAGTAGGTCCTTTATCAATTGAAGACCGTTTCGGCTTAGGGGTAGCCGAGTATACGCCTTCGCGTACTAGTTTAGAACGTACAGAACGCACTGACTTACCGACAGCTGCAGCAATCTCTGGAAGAGATTCGTTACCTGATTGCTTGTACATGTTGATAATTTGATCAACTTGTGCGGTAGTATAATTTACAGTTTTAGTAGCCATGAATACTCCTTTTAATTGACTATAAGAAACCATACGCCTTTATTCTGTTAGCGTCAAGCACTAAAAAAGTGTTTAAAATCAAGCACTTAGCGCGCGGGGGGCCGCGCCCTCTAACCCTTTGATATTAAAGGGTTATTAGGCGCTGGGCGTTAGTAATCTGCCCCTTGCATTTCAACTGAATATGCTTTACCATTTTCAGCTTCTTTTATTTCCTCATAAGGCGCACCTACCTTGCGGTACAGCTCTAGCTTGCAACACTCTAGCGCGCCCATCATTTCATTCAGATACGCATAACGTACACCATGCACCTCTAAAAAGTTATTTATAAAGCTAGATACTAGCCAGTTTAGTTCTCCGGCGTTGTTGGGTACCCATTGGCACCCTTGATCCATTACAGCTTCATCAACGCGTGAACGATCTTCTACGGGAATATAAGGCATTTATGCAACCTCCGATTGTACTGTTCCAACAGTTCTAAAATCTTTAAACATACTCACAAGGCGCTGGGCCTTTTGCTTTCCTTCGTGCATAGCAATAGCTTGATCCGCACCTTCTACTAGGTCAGTCGTTTCTAACCATGTCCAGTTTTTAAAATGGGTGAAGGCAACATCAGAAATTGCATTAGGAGCAATGCTTGCACACTTACCTATCGCATATACTGGTTTTCCACAACCATAAGCCATTCCAATTTCAACCAACGCGCCGCGTTGTTCTTCGTTAAAATCTTCACAATATAGCAGCAAGAAATCACTATCCCGAACATCTTCATAGCACAAATTCCAAAGCTGATCTTTTTGATTTTGCACAAAATCACTATCATTTTCTAGGTCAATCCAGCGAGCTTTTACAGCGTATCCTAGATCATCACGCAGATTTTGAAATTTTTTATTGTGCCAAACTTTTCCAGCGGTGTAAAATGTAGTCATAAGATTTTCTCCTTTGTTATCTTATATAAGTTTATCGCATAGTTTTAATTGCTTTGCAACCCTAAAAAAACTGTTTAAAATCAACTACTTAGCGGTCGGGGCGGCCCTGCCGCTAAGCTATTGATTTTGCACGCTTTTTACAAGAACTCAGCTGCAAGTTGTACTGCTACCCATATTGCAAGCGTACCTAGTAGAGTTACAACTATACCTAACCAAAATTCTTTTGTAGCCAGGTGATACTTTATAATATCTAGATCGGTCATTTTTTAACCCCTTTGAAGCTGCTAGAAATTTTATTGTTGATTGTTGACGAACAACGGCGAGATGGAACAAACCATGAACCGTCAGCCCTTTTTACGGGCTGGGGTGTTTGGGGTTTACGCTTTGCGATTTTCATATTAAACCCCAATCTTTTCTAAAAATGCTGGATCAATTTCAAGATCCGTTGGAATTCCAAAGCGGCGGATTTTTTCACCGGCAAGCTGGATGCTTGGCGAATAGCTATCGCGCTCAACCATAGAATTGATTTTAGACCGTGGAACCCATAGCGCCTTGACTTCGACGCCCGCAAATTTGCCCTCTTGAACAAAGGCAACAGCTTTTTCGGTTTCGCGAACAATATATCCAAACATTTTAAATCCTTTCGTAAATGTCATAATATTAATATAAGCATATTTTCGCGGGTTTCAAGCCCATATTCAGCTTTTTTTGTAAAAATCTGCTAACCTATTGATTTTAAAGCAAAACAAATTTTTTTTAAAAAAAGTCCTTTTTTCTCTTGTATTTATCCGCCGCGGTATGTATATTCTTATTATAGATAGGAGAAAA